GAGCGCCTTAACGACAAGCAGGATAGGGCAGATCATTATCCCCACGTTTGGGGCGGTCAATACCTGACCGTTATGGACGGGGCTTATTACGCGAAGCAGATATTAAAGGCGCGTGAGCAGGGACGATTTGAGCAGAGAATAGGGCTTGAGCCTCTCAATAAGCTATATTCGGTTCATGATATAGGTGGAGCCGGCAGAACATCTGATGCCTACACGATTTGGGTGTTTCAGATAATAAATGGTGAAATTCGCTGGTTAGATTACTATGAGGCGCAGGGTCAAAGCGCAGACTTTCACGTTAGATGGATGCGAAAGCAAGGTTATGATGATTGCTTTATCTGGCTCCCCCATGATGGCGAGAGGAAAGAAAAAGACGCCACCTCTTGGAAGGATCACTGGGAAAGCGCAGGGTTTGATTGCGATACTGTGCCAAACCAAGGGCGGGGAGCCGCTTTAGATCGTGTGATCTCCACACGCTTGGTTTGGCACCATATGCGTTTTGATGAACCAAAGTGCCAAGAGGGCATAGAGGCAATAAGTTTTTACCACGAAAAAATAGACGAAGAGCGTGAGGTAGGCCTTGGCCCTGACCATGATTGGTCATCACACGGAGCGGATGCGTTTGGGATGATTGGCGTTCTTTATGAAAAGCTTGCCTCACCCAAAAAGACCTATTCCGGCCCGCTCACACCTGCACAGGGGACGATATGCTAAATAATACTCTGACTGATACAGAGCTGGTTGCCTACGCGCAGGCCGCGCAAGACGCCGCTCAATCGCACATGAATGAGCACATTGCTAAAGGCGATACGGCGATGGATCGCTATTTCTTATCGGGTGATGAGATTGCAAAGTTTGAGGCAGAGGTTCCCGGTGAGCAAGCCGAGGCCGTCGCAAAGCAGGAAACGGAATTTACCAATGCCGTCTTTTTACGAGACAATAAAGGTCGTGTGAATTTACGGGATTACCTTAAGGGCGGTTTAATCCGTCGTCGCGGTTATTTGGCCGTATTCTGGGAAGGCCCGAAATTAGGTGATTGCATCCAAATGACGGGTGTCACGGCTGATATGTTGCAGGAAATGCTTAGTGATGAAATGGTGCAGGTCACGAAGGCTGATCCGTCAGATGCAGACCCAAACGTCTATGACGTTGAGTATAAGGCTGTTGAGTTGGATGGGTGCATTAAGATCGAAGCCCCGTCCATGCGGGATGTGTTGATCGCTAAGGGGTTTGATAGTGAAGATGAGGCGGATTACGTCGCGCTTAAACGTGAGGTGTCCCGCTCTGACCTTATTAAGATGTTTCCTGAAAAACTAGAGATGATTAAGACGCTGTCCGGCACAGGGTATGAGGATGATGATATAGGCTCGGAGACTTACCAAAGTGAGCGCCCTGATCAGTTATCCGAAATATCCGCAGGGTTCGCCAAGTCCAATGACCGCTTTCTCCTTTTGGATGAATATTTTAGGCTTGATGTTGACGGTGACGGTATCAGTAAGCTGATTAACTTAAAACGCATTGGTCGAGAGATATTAGAGCAACGTCCTGTAGATATGCAGCCCTTGTGTTCTTGGACGTCTGCGCCAGAGGATGACCATTATTTCGCCTCTTCATTAGCAGAAGAAACAATGCAGTCGCAGTTATTGCGCACGACGGCTATGCGACAAGCGATTGATAGCGTGAGGTTATCCACGACACCGCGCGTTATGGCAGGTGATGGTGTGAATATTAATGCGCTATTGGATCAGACACCGGGGGCAGTTGTCCCTGTTGAGAACGGCCAAAATCGTTCAACGTCTGACAGCGTGAAGGTGTTGACGATTCCTGATGTGTCCGGCCCTGCTTTACAGCTCTCAGAGGCTGAGGAGCGCGAGCGGGAGTTTGTTACAGGGATTAACCGTCAGAGCCAAGGGTTAGACCCTGACAGCCTGACAGACACATTTGGCGGGATGCAGCTTTTACAGAATAGCGCGTCTGCCCGTAAAGAATATTTAGCCCGTGAGGCATCCGAGGGGCTTGAGCGGTGTTTTGAGAAAATCAGTCATCTTTTGCGACGTCACCACAATTATGAGCGTCAGTTAAAGTCACAAACAAACTGGATAACCGTTAAGCCAACGTCATGGTTAGACCGCACATCCGTCGATATTGATATTGGCGTGGGGACAGGGTCACGTGAAGCGGCATTAGGACAAATCCAAATCATGGCAGACGCGCAAGAGCGTATGATAGCGGCGGGAATGAAGACAGTTTCAGAGCAGAACGCCTATAACCTGTCAAAGCGTATGGTCGAGGCCGTGGGATATACAAACCCTGAGGAGTTCTTCACAGACCCGTCCCAACTCGAACAACAACAGCCGGAGGGCCCGACGCCAGAAGAACAGGCCGCGCAAATGGACGTCCAATTCAAGGAACGCGAGATGGCAATGAAGGAACGCGAGAGCCAGCAGAAAATGCAATTGGCTGAGCGCGAGATGGTCAACAGGGCCGAGATGGAACGCATGCGCGCTGAATTCGAGGCGCAAATGGCCAAGCAGAAGGCCAATAACGAGGCGCAACTAGCCCTTATTAAGGCCAATAGTGCGCAGATACCCTCTTTTAGGCCGGGCGGGAGATTAGACGCATGACCGACCAAACCGCCCGCCTGATGTATGACGTTGAGGTTGGCAAAGCCGCTGGCCATGCGCTCAACAATCAAGCCGTGCGCGAGTATTTCGCCAAAACGGAAAAAGCATTGATACACGCCCTAACGGAAACCAAACCGGGGGCAGACGGACACGCAGCGAGAGAGGGCCTTGTCGCCCAATTACGCGCGAACCGTTCATTAGAAAAATCGTTACGAAACGCGGTGGAGTCCCAAGCGGCTGCCGAGCACGTTCTAACGTCATCGACGGCGAGTGATTGAGCCGGGTTCTAGCGAATAGGACACCCCATGACCAATGAAGACTTAACCTCCGAAGCGGACGGTATGGCCGCGCTTGAAGGCGCATTAGGCGATATTGAAAGCCCGGAAACACCTGAAACGCAGACCGAGACTGAAGCGGCAGTGGATCAACCCGAAACGGTTGAGATAGAGACCGCAGAAGTTGAAAGCGAGGAAGCGGTAGTTGAAACGCCAGCGGATGAAGAGGGCGACGAAGAGACGATAGTTTGGGGAGAAGGCGAAACCGCCAAATCCGTTAAACTCTCAGACCTCATCGAGGCTTACGAAAATCCGCAGGTTGATTTTAACGAAGCGCCTCAGGTTCAGGAGCGTGTGCAGGCTTTGCAACAAGTTCAACAACAATTTGTGCAAATTGCCGAGCAGAACGTAACGGAGCGCCAACAGGTCTCGCAACAGTTAGAGGTTATTGCTAACTCTCTTGTGCTTCCACAGCGGCCGGACCCACGCTTACGGGTGGATAACCCGAATGCGTATAATCAGGCTATGTTCGAATATGAGCAGGCAGAGCAACGCTTGACCCAAGTTGCAAGTGCGTATCAGCAAAATCAGCAAAAGATAGAGGCTGAACAAGCCCAAATAGAGCAGATTACACTGGCGCAAGAAGTGGCGGCTTTGGACAAGGCTTGGCCTGAATATCGACAGGACAAAGAGCTGGCGTCTAATGTTCATAAATTCGCGCAGGAAACTTACGGGTTAACGGCGCAGGATTTAACGGACACGCAAGACCATAGAGCCTTTTTGCTGATGCGTGACGCCTATATAGGGCGTCAGTTGCAGGACAAAGGCGAGGCGGCAAAGGCCACGTTGAAAACGACGGGTGCGCCTCAGCGCATTAAGGCGCGACGCTCACCAGGTAAGTCTGTCAAACCATTGGACATACTCAATCAAAAAATCAGGAGCGGTAAGGCGTCGGAATCCGATGCCATGAGCGCTCTCGAATCCCTCATGTAAAGGAGCCATAAAATGGCCAAAACTTTCACTGAAACCCTGACTTCACCTGATATGGTGGGAAAGGTTCGCGACGTAAACGGCGCGATTACTATGCTTGATCGCAAAGATACGCCTTTTGTTAATAAAGTCGGTAATGGTCCTAAAGCCAAAGCTGTCTTCACGGAAAAGATGCAGGAAGACCTGCCGACTTACGATGAAGATCAAAACACAACGCAAGGTCAAGAGGCCGTGCCAACTCCGCATAACCAACATCGTTTCACCGGCAATTATCAGCACATTTTTGAAGACACAGTGTCTACATCTTTGACCGCTGAGAAAGTCGATCAATACGGTGTGCCAACGAATAAGCGGGCGGCTAAGGCTATTCGCTTAAAAACCCGTGCGATGAAGCTGGCTTGTGCGCGCCGGGCAATGGGTAATTATGGTTCACAAGACCCTGATGCTAATGCAGGCGTGGGCAAGATGGGCGGTTATCTCGCTATCGTCACGTCCGAAGGCACAGGCCGTGTCTCTCGCGGTGATACAGGCGCAGATGGCGGATATGACCCGCTTACAAAGCTTATCTCGCCTTATACGCCCGGAACGGCGCGTTCTCTGACTGAGGATATTTTCCTCGATACGGTTCGTGAGATTGGCCGTGACCGTACATTGACGGATTACGACGCCTTTATGAATGTTGATGCGAAGACGACCATATCGCGGACATTCGACGGTAAGGTGCAGTTAACACAAGAGGTGGGTAGTCCGAAATCATCCGGCAAGGGTATCGCTTTGCAGGGTACGGTCGGCATGATGGAAACCGATCAAGGTGTTGTCATGTTACACTATGACCACAGCGCCCCGTCAGACGCCATTCTCATTGCTGATACAGAGTTGTGGGAAATGCAAGACCTGTACGGTTGGACGACAATCGACCTAGGGCGCAAGGGTCTTTCAAAAGAAAAGCAGATCGGCAAGTCCACGACGCTCTCCTCGAAGGATTACAAAGGCTCTGGTGCCATTGTTGATCTTAGCTTTGCGTAAGCAATATCGGGCGGCCTTTGGGTCGCCTTTTTTATCCCCTCATAACAAAGGAGCCGAAAATGGCTAAAAATGTAACTCTGGAAAAATATGAAATTCGCCAAGGCAATATCGAAGTGGTTAACCCTGAAACGGGCAAGCGTGAATATCACAAAGTTGAGCGTGATAAAGACGGAGTCTATGGAGACCCTATCGTCTTTGCGGTTGATGCGAATGACAAGGCTGTCGAAAAGGCGCTTGCTGGGCGTAAGAACATTAGGAAGCTCTCGGCAGAGCCAAAGACGCCTTCTAAGCCAAAGACGCCTTCTAAGCCAAAGACGTAAATCATGACGACCCGCGATGCTGATAAGATAGCCCGCGCATTAAACGGCTATACAGAGAAAAGCCTGACAATACCGGGGCTATCAACGACCTTTCTCTATGATGGGCAGGGTAAATCGGCAACGCGGTTTAATCAGGACGTCACGGCGGCCATGCGCCACTGCAAAGAGATGAGGAATGAACACGCGCGAAATCGCACGTTAAAGAACTCAAATGGCGGTGCGCGGATGATTGCCGAGGTGCCTGTGGCTGTGCTTGAAGAAATTAAGGCAAAGCGTGGGATTGATTATCGCAACCCGTCTCATGCTCGCGCTTTACTTGGCGAAATTCAGCGTAATTACTCAGCCTTTAAAACAGTTGAAGATGACATTTCGAAAGTTCGTGTATGACACGCGCTGACCTCATAACACAGGTTCTTCGCTTCGGTTTCAGCCGCACAGACTTGGGCGATATGATTGACACGTATATCTTGCTTGCAGAAGCAGAAATGCGTGTCGGGACAACAATGCCTGTCGGGACAGCGCCGGGTGAGCCTTTGCGGATTCCTGAACTTATAAAGACTGTAAGCCTTACGTTGACAGGTGGCCGCGTGCCTTTACCTGCCGACTTTGAAGCGTCTGTACGCGTTATGCGTGAGGGTGATAGATTGCGCTATGTTCCGCCCGGCTCCAATGATTTGGAATATTCAAGCTGTAATGACGCCTTTACGATAGAGGGGCTTGAGCTTGTCTCTCATGTCGAGGATTGCGAGTTAACCTATTACGCAGATTTTGAACCGCTTGTTGAAGATAGCGATACTAATATCGTTCTAAAACGGCACCTGCCGATTTATCTGCATGGTGTGTTGTTTCAGCTATTCACCATGACAGATTATGCGGAAAAAGCCGCGTTTCATTCAGCTCTGTTTGTAAAGGCCATAAGGGCCGCAAACCGCACAGGTCGAAACTCTCGCATACCAATGGAAGGTGTCTCAATCTAATGGCCACACTTTGGTATGTTTCCGGCACTGACGAAATTCAAAAGGTTTGGCCATTTATCAAGAAAGATGTGCAAAGCGCCGTTACGCGCTCACACGGTGAATACAGCATGGATCTTGTCGCAGAAAACCTTCTCGAAGGCCCGTGGGATTTGTTTGTGGGGTGGGAGGCAGAGCCAAACCCGCAAGCGCTAGGCTTTATAATGGCCTCACCCGAACCCGCCAATTCAGAGAATTATCGCATTTATTTACAGGGTGGCCGTCGAAAGGCGCGTTGGATGAATGACTTAGACCCGATTTACACACGTGCGCGTGATTTAGGCTGTAAGGATATTCGGGCGCTTGTCCCGCCCTCAGCCGCTAAGACACTGTCTGATTTCACTAAAGCGCGTGTCGAATTAAGGATGGCGCTATGAGACTCACCACGCCGCGCGGCACAAGTGAGCCATTGCGCAATATCGTTAATCAACTCAATCGGCTTTTTACGTCCTTTGGCCCCGGGGCACCGCGCTCTGTTTTCACGCGTGACCTTCTGACGGAATTACCACCTGCCGATCAAT